CAATTTGGCGAGCTGCGTCGTGAGGACCTGCGCGCTGCGGAGGCCGGTCGTGTCCTCGAGGTCGGCGATCAAATGCGCGAAGTCATCGCTGACCTGGAGGTTTTGAAAGTCGCGCGCGATGTCGTGGGAGATCTGGCGCCACTCCTGCCCGCTGCGGACCAGGCCGACGACGGCGCCGGCGGCCGCGCCGCCCACCACGAGCCAGGGGTTGCCGCTGTGCGCGCCGATCGCGGCGCCGGCCGTCGCGCCCGCGGAGGCGCCATAGAACGCGTCGTGCGCGATGATCTGCCCGCGGCTGGCGCGGCCGCCGGTGGGGATCGCTGACGCGGCCGCGCCGAAGCCGATGGCGAGGCCGGTGTAGATCGCCGAGTTCTTCGTGAGCTTCGCCAGGTCGATGTCGTCCTGCGTGGCGGCGGCGCCCTTGGTTTTGAGGACGCCGGCGGCCTCGATCGCCTTGTGAAGCAGATCGATCTCGGACCCGAGCCCCGAGAGGATGATGCCGAACGTGCCCCCGGCCGCCTCGCCGAGGCTGCGCAGCGTGTCGGTCATGCCCTTGAACGCGGCGTCGACCCGTTTGGCGGCGCGCTCGGCGTCCGTGAGCTTGCCCTGGAAATCTTCTTTAAATCCGGTCGGCAGGGCGCCGAGCTCCGTCAGCGGCAGGCCGCGCTCGATCGCGGCCATATGGTCGAGCGTGAGGGCCAGGCCGATCAGCTTCGCGTCGGTGTCGGTCGCTTCCTTCCCGAGCTTCGAGAGGATCTCGCCGGTCGCGATCTGCGTTTGGTTATTGAGGCCGCTGATGGTCGTGAGGTTCTTCGTCCGCTCGATCACCCCGCGCATTTCGGCGTCGGTCAAATGAAAGCGGAGGGCGACGTTCGCTTCGGTGGCGCCGGCTTTGACCAGGCCCGCGAGATAGTCGGCCCACTCGTCGCCCAGACGGTTGAGGACCTGGAACTGGCCCGACCCCACGGAGGCAATCTCGGCCCCCGCGGCGACCCATTTCTTCTCGGCTTCGGCCGCCTTCTCGATCGCGGACTTGTTGGCCTCGAACGCCTTCTTGGCGACGCCGAGCACGCCTTCCGTGACTCCGAGTTGGTTGATGATGTCGTCGTTGCTGGCGCCGATCGTGAACGCGGCCACCAGGTCCGCCTTCTTCGCGGCCGTCAAGGCGCGGAACCCGGCCTCCGCCGCCTTCAGCTTCGCGACAAAGGACTCAGGCACCGGCGGCGCGGTTTCGTTCGGCAGTGCAATATCGTTCCCGCCGAGCCCGCCGATGTTGCCGAATTGCTGCTTATGTCCCGCGGCCTTGATCAGTGCGGCGTCAAATTCCTCGATCGATTTCGTCGACAGTTGGGTCTGCAGGATGTAGTCCCGCTCGTCCTGCGTGAGCGTGTTGACCGCCTGATGCAGCAGGATGACCGAGCCCATCGCCTGGGCAAAGGCGGTGCTTTGTCGCGACTTCCACCGGTCCCACGCATCGCCGAGGGCATCGATCGCCTTCAGTTGCGCGTCGCCCGCGACGGTCGCCCCTGCCGCGACTTTGCTATACCCGTCGACGATGGCCGCCAGGATGTCTTTGGCGGTTTTGCCGAACAGGCCGACGGCATCCGTGTTGCGCCGCTGAGGGTTCTCCATCGCCTCGAGCGCCTTCACGACCATGTTGTATTGGTCGTCCGGCGACGCCGATCGCAATTGCTGCCAGGAGAGCCCGAGATCCTCGGCAGCTTGCCGCGCTTTCCCAGAGCCCTCCTGGATCGTGACACCCATCTTGAACGCCGCCTCGGCAAACGCGGACACGTCGCTGCCGCTTTGCTTCGCGACGTAGTCCATCCGCTGCAACGTGTCGGTGGAGAGCCCGGTTTTGTTCGACATGTCCACGAGGGCGCCGGCCGTCGCGAACGCTTGCCGCCCCAGATCGGTGACGGCCCCGATCGTCTTGTCGATCAGCGATGAGGCGGAGAACGCGGCGGTCAGTTTCGCGAACGCGCTATCGAAGAGCCCGCTACCAGCGGCACCGCTCGGGGCGGCCTTCAGGGCCGCCTGCTGCGCCTTGATCGCGTCCGCGACCTTCTGCAGGTCCGCCGGCGCCTGCTGTCCCAACGCCCGGAACGCATCGAGCCCTTGCGTCACCGTGCGCGCCATCGCGTCGAGATCTCGCGAGGTCAGTTTGGCCACCCCGCCGACCGCTCCCAGATTGGCGCCGAACACGGTGAGCCCTTGCGAGGCGGCAACGGACCGATCCGCCAGCCGCTGCGTGGCGTCCGTGATCCCTTTCATCGTGGCGTTCAAGGTGTCGAGGGATTTCTTCGCCGCTTCAGCGAGCGGCGTGTTGCCCAGCTTTTTCAGATCCGCGTCAACACTCTTCGAGCGCTCCCCGATCGACGCGAGCGACTTCGTCAGCTCCGCATCCTGCGCGCCGATCTTCACGATGAGCGAGGCAATCGTGCCCACAGGTCAGTCGTCGTCCTTTCCGATCGGGAGCGGCGGCAGCGGCGGCAGGACCGTCGCGCCGGCGTCGCCGATCAATTTCTCCTGAGTCGCGCGGCTGCCGATGGCGTTCAGGACCCAGGCCGCGAGCGTGGCCACGTGATACAGCGCTCGGTCATCCACGCGGCGATACCCCTCGATCCGCAGTTGCAGTTCGCGCGGCGAGTAGCTCGCGAACGTCCGCGGCGTCATCGCCAATTCGCCGAGCGCAATGGCCTCGGCGTACCGATACCAATGCGCGTACGGCGTTACGCCCGGTCGTCGACGCCCGGGCGCGGCTCCGGTGACGCCGCCGCGCTCGTCGCGTTTGGGGCCGGCGCGTCCTCCTCGTCGTCGTCCTCGTCGGGTTTCCCGTACACGCCGCTCCGGTTCGCCGCCTTCACCAGCGCTTTGAAGAGCTCGCCGGTGTCGCCTTGCCGATCGATGAAGCGTTGCACCAGGGCCTCGGCGCGTTTTTCGGTCATCGACGCGTCGCTGTACTGGAGCGCGTAGCAGGTCATCAGCACCATCGCGTGCACGTTCTGCCGCCGCGACATCAGCTCGCCGATGCCGACGCCGGCGCGCTCGTCGAGCGCGTGCGCGGTGGTGACCGTATAGCGCAGCCGGCGCGGGGGCTTTTTCTCTTCGCCGACCTTCTCGAGAAAATCAAACTCGACGTAGTTCAAGGGCATGCTGATCTCCAAACGCGCGACGGGTCCGAGGGCCGACACGCCCCCGGACCGATCGCGCCCGTGTCATCGCACGGAGCTGCGGGTTACGTGAAGACGCCGAGCGTGCGGGTCGTGATCCGAAACTTGACCGAGAACACCGTCATGCCCATCGAGGACTTCGGGCCGCTGTAGCTCGAGACGTTGCAGAGGCCGTAAATCTTCGGTTTGCCCGGGTCGGTGCCGTCGGGGCCGTACTCGTAATTGAGGCCGACGAGCCCGTTGACCGCGGTGAAGAAGACCTCGGCGTTGCTCGACCAGTTGCCGCCGGAATCGCCCGAGCGATCACTGAAGCCGGGAATGAAATTCTTGGTCGGGTCGGCGACGCCCGGCTGGAAGTTCGTCCCGTCGAGCTCCTCCTGCGAGTTGTCGAAATTGAGGCTGTTCAGAAACGTGCTGATATCGGTCGGGGTCCCGCCGACGCTATCGTCGAGCACGAAGCTGGTGCCGCGGCCGCTGATGACTTGTCCGGTGCTCATTGCTGCTCCTTCGGCTCACGGGGTTGTGCCGCGAGCTTTCGGCTGGCGTCCTGCCAGACCTGTTCCCAAAATCGCACGGCGCGGAATCCTTCCGCCCGTGTCTCACTCGCCGGCTGCCCCTGCAGCCACCGCTCGATCGCGCGCGTCGCTTCGACCCCGTGTCGAATGAGTTGCGCGTTGAGATGCACCGTCGCCGGCGTCATCGTCGCCACGTGCTCAGCTGCCCTGCCGCACCGGCTGCCGGCAGCGGCCGCACACCGGGACCTGCCCGAAGTTCGTGGGCAGCCATTCGTCTTCGGGATGCGGGCAGGTGATCGCGGCCTCGCCGAGCACCCCCTCGACTCGCAAGATCATTGCGTCGACCTGCGCGCGCACCGCGTAGAGTTGGGCGCGAAACTCCTCGAGCACGGTGTCCGCCATCAGCGATCCCTTACGAGCACGTCAAACGATCGGTCGTCTTCGGTGCCGTCACTCGCGACGATGTGATTCGTCAGCGTGTAGCGGGCCTTGACCGTGCCGCCCGTCAGTCGGACTTGCGTCTGTAGGCCACCCGTCACGATCGACGGACTCGACAACGTCAGGCTGCCCGTCGGGGCGACGACCCAGGTCTGGCTGCTGATCGTCACGCCGGCGCCGAGTTCCAGGAGGTACGCGGTCCAATCCAAGCCGCGCGGTTCCTTCGAGTCCGGGTCCTTCGAAAAGCAGAGGCCGTCCTTCCAGGTCATGGTTGGACCTCGAGGACGCGATCAACCGCGGGCACGGTCGGCCACCGATCGACCGCCTCGACGGCCGGCCAGCGATCGACGGCCGGGACCTCGAGATAGTCGGCGGCGTACGCGTCGGCGAACGTGATCCCGAGCGGCGGAAAATACCGCCCCGGGAAGAACCGCTTCGGGAAGTAGCGCAGCCCAAACATCAGCTCACATCCACGGTGAGGGCGGTGCGATCGCCGTCGCTGTCGACCGTGGCCACGATCCGATCCTTGCTGTCCGCTACGGCATTGCGAATCGTGATGGTCGTGGTAGCCGCGCCAGAGATCTTGCCAGCCAGCGCCGCGGCCATGAGCCGGAACGCCTGGCGCTCGGTGAGCCCGACCTCGATGCCGTTGGCGAGATCGAGCTGCGCGGCGGCGATGCTGTCGCGTTCGCCACTCGTCAACGTCATCGCCGAGCCGACGGCGGCCGGGCTCGCGGGTACGCGCGCCTGG